ACTGATGTGACAACTGGATCTATAACATCAATTCTTTCAAACTGACCTTTTACATTTGCTGTTGCACTGACACCAGCACCAGTTAAACTTTCAACACTAACTGTTGGTGGAGTGATTACATCAAATTGAGATCCTCCCTCTAAAACATCAATCGATTCTACACCACCAAAAAATATAACATCACCTGACTTATAGTTTGATATCTCTGTACCATTTACAAGCATGCCAGTGGCGCCTGGCGCTGTCTCACGCCTTGCCCCGTCAAATACTGGATTTAACGGGAATCTCTTCAATAATTTTTGATGATCTAATTTTTTACCAGATAAATCAGGAACAGATATTTTAAATGTTCCACTTCCAGTCGCATCTACAAAATCACCATTCACTAAGTCAGGCAGAGAGTTTGCAAGACGAATATTATTGGAATCAACACGACTTACATAATAGTTTTTACCATCAATAAGTTGACCTAGAGATCCACTAACCACGCTATAGGTAACAACTTCACCAGAATAAAATCCATGATCTGCTGCACCCTCTGTAACCTGTATTAACTGTATAAGGTCGCCTCCAGTAGCGCCAGTCCATGTTATAGATCGATCTGGTGCAACTATAGGTTCGTTACCTAAACTTGGGAGAGAAGGCGAGGCAACATACATATGAGGATGTGGTGGTAATGCTAATGCATTATCACTATCATGATCATATACATTTTGAACATCAGTTGTATATTTTGTAATATTATCATGAAGAGAACTATTACCTCTCTTTAATCTTCTACGAATAAATGCAAAATTATTTTCAGCAACACCAGGCAAGTCACCTACTATAAATGTTGAACTACTAACAACACTTAAGACACGACCAACTGCAACTAGATTAGAACTACCATCCAAAACTTCAATAGCATCTTCTTCTAATAATCCATGATCGGAAAGAGTTGTAATATTAAAACTACTACTTGATTGTCTGGTAACAGTCTTTGGTGTAAACTTTACAGAAGTATTGTAAACCCATGAACTAAAATTACCATCCTCAGAACTTTTATTAATACCAAATGACCCTACTTTAACTTTATCTCCTTTATTAAAATAAAATGTTGAATCAGGAATCGGAAAATCTTTTAATACACCTGTAATTTGAACTTCAATTTTCTTTGTGTTATTTGCAAATGAGTATCCATAAGCAACATTATTGTATCGAACGTCATCACCAATACTTAAAGCGTCAAGAGCTGTGTCTACTCCTACAAATTGGTTTGCAGTTTTACCTGTATAAGTTACAACACCAGCAACACTCGCTGTTGGTAATGACAAGGAACCACTTGTAGGAAATCCAACAGTGGTATCAACTGTAATTATTGTGGAACCAAGTGATACTGAATCTGTAACACGAGTTCTGCCTGGAACTATAAAATTACCATCAATTGAATCTTTTGATACACTTATCTGATAATAGTGTTCTCCACCATATACAAAATCTTTTACATCTGATATTGCACCAGAAGCACCTCTAATATTCTTATCATCCTCATCTGCATCTTGAAAGAGTGTGGATCCTCTTAAATCATGAGGGTCGCCTGTAATTTGCTTTACCACAAAATCTTGTGCAAATCCGTAATCAGCATCAGATGGTTTAATTAAAAACTCTGATGGTTTAATAATATTAACTTCTTCCCCATATAATGCTCGAAATAGAATTTTATATGATTCCTCTGTCCCCTTTGTTCTATAAAAATCTTTAATTTGACGAATGAACTTAACTTGATCTAAATCACTATCTAATTTACGATTTTCAAATCCACTCGCATAAGTTGTTTTAAGTTTGTTAAAAAACTCACGAATAAAAAGATTTGATAAATTAAGAACTTTTGAACCACCTGTATGTGCAGCACCTACACTTGTATTAAATGACAACAAATCAGGTTTTGTGGGTTGATCCATACCATCAACTCCACTAAAACCACGAACACATCCTGTGAAAGAAGTTGTACCAATTCCAGTGTATGTAATAATTTCATCATCAATTTTTAATAATCCATATTTACTTGGATATCCTTTTGTTGAATCTACAAATATTGTAGAGGAATAAGATTCAGTATTTGTAGATAATCCAGTGTATTCTGTGAGTGCAGCTCCAACATATGTTTTTAACTTAGTATATCTGTCAAGATTCTCAGCGATATTGATTGATCCACCTTGATATTCTTGTGAGATATAATATTGCTTCATAAAATCCACAAAAAGCGGACTTTCAGACTGCACAAACTCAGGTAACTGATTTTCAATTACCTGATTGATTTCAACTCTTTGTATTGAGGTATCTATCATTAATATCCGCCGCCAGAACTAGAGCTAGATGATGAAGATCCACTTGAACTTGCACTTGATGAAGTTGTGGTTGATGTTGTATAAGTTCCACCTGTTGTAGTCGTGGTTGCGGTTGAAGAAGCTGTTGAAGGTAAAAGAGCGTTACCAGTAGTTACTGGAGAGTTTGATTTTCTCGTATAAGTTGGTGTGTAGTAACTGTGTGTATGAACAAATCTTGATCCAGATGTATTTTCACCTGATGCGATTAAATCTTGAACCATATTAATTGTTGTATTTGTCATATCAAACTTGACATATAAATCACGAAGTCCAACAATGTCATTTGAATGTGGAATTGCTTGAATTTCAACCACACCGTTTGCAACTACTGTTGAAAGTATATTTACAGTATCTATAAGAACTTCACCAGTCATATAATCAACAGTTCCAGCATTTTTCTTTACAATATTAGGAGTTCCACCCTCCGTGTATGTAAAGAAGAATATTCGACCTTTTTCACGATCAATTACCTCATCAGAGAGGTAAACAGTGCCTGTAACACCCTCGATTGTAAATCCAGTAGAAACAACGTTATAACTACTCTCTTGAGTATGAAATCGATTACCAAAACAAACTTCATATTGAGCAAATTTACCTAGAACAGCTCTTAAATTACGACGAATTAGAACGAGAGTGATATTTGACGTAATTGATGAATCAACACTATCAATAAGTGATACAGCCTTACTGTATTTGAATCTACCACCAAATTTATTGACATCTATTGAACGTGAATACTGTGTCAGAGCATTTGAGATGCCAGTTTTTAAAGCTTCTGGTCTATCATTTAAACTTGGATTATAATATGGATTTGCTTGTAACTCAACATACAAATATTTTAAATCTACAAACTCTGGTACGATACCAGCAACTGCATAACTCTTTAATTTTTGTATTAACTCTCTTTTTGTTTCATCTGATAGAAAATCACCATTTCGAGGTTTTACTGATATGAAAACTTTACCAAAACGAGGTGGACTCATTTCTTCACCACCATAAGCAGTTACAGACTCAACATTTGGGTAAATATACCCTAAAACTGACTCATAATCAGAAGAAGTGACTGCACGATACTGAGAAGAGTAAATTCGAGGTGCAAAATACTTAATTGAAGAGATTGATTCAATATCATCACCATCTCTTGACTTTTCATCTGTTGAAACAAGACCTATAAGACTAGCATTTACAGATCCACCATCTTGATTTGTAATATTTCCGACAAAACTAAATTCTGAAGCGCCATTTCCATCTTTTCCATCAGTTGTGATGTAAGAGACTGTAATAACGTTATCGTTTGATAATTTTTTACCAATTACATTGTCACCAAAAATTAATTCATATCTTTCATCTTCAATTTCTTGTAAAAGATAAGATGCAGACGTTGATGTGACTCCTACAATGTTATCAAGTTGTTTATAAGTGACATTTGTGGAGGAACTTACAGATGGACTAACTTTGACTTTAATTGTTGATGTGTCAATGAAAGAATTATCAAGAAGGTATCTTTGATTGAATAAACTTGTGTCTACAGTAAAAGTTTGAGATACAAAGCTTCCCTCATATATCTCAACGTTGTTAAATTCTGCAACTCCGTTGACAACAGGTGTCGTAATATCCTCTGGAATTGAAAAAATGTAATTTGTATTCGATCCAGCACCATTACAAATCAATCCAGCGTTAATTGTGATGGTTGAGGTCTCAACTAAACCATCAACCGTAAAAGATATCTTTGCTCTTGCAGATCTACGAGATCTAGGAACGTAACCAATATTTCTTGCAAGTGATATTACATTTTCTCTTATAGTTGCAGAGTCTAAAAATGATTCATTTGCAACTAAGTTTGCATTAAATGCATTAATATAAGTATTATATGCTAAAGTATCAATTAAAACAGAGAAATTAGAACCTTCAAAGTCAAAATCGGAGAAATTTGAGTTTGAACGAAGAAAATCTTTAATTTGTGCTTTGATTTGATCAAAGTCTAAACTTGTAAACTGAGTAAAGGGCATATTATCTTGTTGGTTCTAATATAAATGTGAAAGCTTGTGTAGGAGCTTCTTGTCCTATGATATCAAAAAGCACTCTGACTGAAATTGTATTATCATCAAGCGATGCATCTACTTCAACACCTATATCACCTACTCTAGGTTCATAGTTTCTAATAGTATTACGCACCATATCTTCAATTATCATTACATCGGAACCAGAAAAGTTCTCAAATAACATACCACGAATATTTGTACCCATATTTGAGTCAAAAAATCTTTCAGTAGGTATAGTTTCGACTAAATTTCTGACTGATCTCACTATTGCTCGCTCATTTGTAAGCACAGGAAGGTCTTTTGTCACTGGATGTGGGTCAAAAGACAAACTTATATCTTTAAATGCTTTAGATTTGCGTGGCTTCGCCATTATTAATGCTTTTAGTTTTATTTATAGCCTATCTTGCATAATCTTTCATTACATAATCATCAGAGTCAAAGTATTCAAGCACCCACCAAGCAACTGAACGTGGATTTTTTGTTCCACAAGTGAAAATATCGATTGCAACACACCGTTTTTCAGGCCAAGTATGACAAGAAAGGTGACTTTCACCTAAAGTTACTGTGCAGGTAACTCCATAAGGATCAAATTGATGCACGTAAGTGTTCAAAACCTGCAAATTTTCAGTTTTACAGGCACTTTCACACACTTGTTCAATCTTTTTTGCATCGTTTAATTTATCAAAGGGTACATTATACACTTCAACTAACAAATGTTCGCCCATATGAGCATTTTTCACTGTTTTCATCCGAAAGTATGTACGTTATAAGATTTGCGAACTGGTGGATAGAGAGATTTTTTGGATTTTTTGGTTACAG